GAGGCGCGTAGGCCGCGCTTGACGAGATCGGACCAGGAGCCGGCGTTGAGCGCCTTGTGCTCCCACAGCGCGGGCCAGGCGATACCGATATCCGGTCCGGCGACGATCACGCCGTCGATGTGTCCGCGGAACCGGCCGCCGGCGATCGCGAACCCGAACGGCTCGCCCGACCTGTTGTGCGTCTTCAAGTCGAAGCCCGCCGCGCGAAGCCAGCGGATGCTGAGCGCCTCGAACTGATGTCCGGCGTCGAAGATGCGCAGGGTCCCGCCCCTGAACTCCTTCCCTTCGTCCTTGGGCGTGTGGGTGTACTCGTAGATGAGCTTGCGCGAGCAGGGTTCGCCAATGCGGCTCGCGCCGAGATAGTTGCGCGGCCGCTGCCGGCGGTGCTCGGCGACCAGCGCCTCATCGATCAATGCATTGATGTGCATCCCCGGCAGCGGCGCGGCCACGCCGATGCCGTAGATGAAGCCCGAGCGGTGATTGAGATCGATGAGCACGGCGCGCCGCCTAAAATGGGATATCGTCGTTGAACGGCGTTCGCGCCGCGCCCTGGCGCCGCATCGAGTCCTGGAAGCCGTCGATGCACGCCTCGATAATGCGATCGATCTCGGCGGCGGAGCGGCCCTGGAACGGTGCCATGAGCCCCAGCTCCGTCAGCACCTCGGCCAGGAACCGCCGCGCATCCTTGATCGCCTGCTTCTCGATTTCGGTCTTGTCGATCATGCCGTTGTTCCGGATTGCGAGCGCCGAACCTGCATCGAGGCAGCGCATCGAGCAGAAGCGGTAATGCGGGTAGCGGTCCCAGCCGAGTTCATGGACGTAGCCGAAGCCCTTGGCCTCGCGCCCGCAGACGTCGCACGCCGTCAGGCGAGCAAGATCCGGGTCAGGTCCGACTCGTCGGGCCGTTCCCGAATCCGCTCCGAACCCAGCACCACGAATCGAGCAATCGCGTGCGTCGCCATGGCTTCGAGATCGGTCATGGTGAGGGCGGCGATGGGCTGATGGAGCCGTCCGCGTCCTTCCAGCCATTGTCCGATCGCCTTCGCCGCCTCGCGCGTCACGTACGCTTGCCACTCGTCGGCCGTCATCGCCTCAGCCGTTGAGCCAGGCCGGCCCCTGCGCTGCGGGCTTCGCCGCTGGCGTTTGTGGTGAACTCGAGGGAGGAGCGGTCGCTGCGGCCGGCGCCGATGCGGGGCGCTTCCACGCGGGCGAGGGCTGGCTCGGCGGCGCCGACTGGTTCCAGGCGTGGGCGGGGCCTTTCGGTGCCGCTGCTTTGCGCCGGTGGCCGCTCGGCGCCGGCGGGACCGCCTCGCCATTCATGACCTTCTGCCACTCGGCCTCGCTCGGCAGCACCACGCGATCCAGCTTGTTGTTGTCGCCGTAGCGGTCGTCGTCGCTCGGCTCGATCTTGATCTTGCCGACGAAGGTGATCCCGGAGAGATCGGCGAGCCCGCGCAGCATTCGTTTCTGTTTGGCGGCGTCGCTCATGTCCTCGGGATTGAGGCCGAGCGCGCTGTCGATCATTGCGCGGAAGGTGCTCTTCGAGATTTTCCAGCCGATCGAGACGCCCTGCTCATCGACCTTGCCGCCCGAGACGGTGAATACCTGCCAGAACTTGCGGCGGGCGTGCGCTCCTTCGACAAGCGTGAACTCGCAGTCGAGGAGCCGGACGTCACTGCCGGGCGAGTTCGAGGCCTTGAGCAATCCCTTGTCGGTGTCGCCCTGGCCATCGATGCCGCCCCGCCGGATGGTCATCGAGATCTTGGCGAAGGTGCCGTCCGGGATCAGCTCGCCGCTCTTCTGCGGCTCGGCGTCGTTCATGTCGAGCATGGGTGTCACCCTTTGGTGCGAGGTCTGGGGGAAGCGTTGATCTTGGCGAGGAGCGCCCCGAGGTCGGGCGGCTCAGTCACATCGAGCCGGCCGCTGCGATCCTTGGCGGGCAGGCCGAACGGATTGCCGGCACGGCACACCAGGCGACGGATGTCCCCGCGCTCGGGCTCGTGGCGGTAGCCATCGCCGTCGCCGGCGAAGAGGGTCATCGAGACAACTTGGTCAACGATGCCGGGTAGCTCGCGCGCGGCCTTGCCGCCTTCCATTTGCGGCTGCCAGGTGACGCGATTGAACTCGTCGGTGACGCGCTCGTGGATGCCGACGAAGATCACGGTCTTCCCTGGCGCATGCTGCAGATGCTTCAACAACCCGATGACTTCTCGCGCGAGCAAGCCGTAGGCGCCGCGGGTGTCGGGCTTGCCTGTTTTCTCGGAAAAGGCCTCGGGCCGGAGCTTGGCCCAGGCCATCGCCTGGCGCGTCAAGTCGGTGATGCTGTCGACGAAGATGATGCGCTTCGCGGCGACCAAGCGGACGAGATCCGGATAGGTCTGGCTGACGTGCTGGTAGTGGCCCTCGGAGAAGAAGCCGTTGGGGTCGGCTGCCGGATTGATGCCGCCGACGAGGCAGCCAAGATCCACGGCGTCGCCGAAGGTGCGCACCGGAATGCTGTCGCCAGACCAATCCTGGACCGACTTCATACCTGCTTCGAGATCGATGCAGAGCGCCTCAGAGGTCGGCAGGGTCTTGAGCAGCGAGGTCTTGCCGACGCCGCTCGGGCCGAAGATCGCCATTGTGGTCTTCGCGTTGGCGTCGGCTAGACGCTGATCGGCGGTGATGATGTGCAGACTCATCAGGCGGCCTCCTGATCGAGGGTGGCGAGAATGGTGGCGGCGACTGCCTTCGGCCTCGGGCGCGCGATGATCAGGTAGCTGTAGTCGCACTCGCCGTGGCGCCGCTGGAGCAGATGAGCGAACCCACGTTCGGCGGCCCAATGCGCCCGGGCAGACAAGCGGGCGAGTTCCTCGCGGTCTTTCTTGGGCAGTCGCTCGTGAATCGGATCGCGATCGACCAAGATGAAGCCACGATGGTACTGAAGAACATCGCCGGGCGAGGCCTGTCCGAGCCAGCCGCAGAGCTCCATCTCGCTGCAGCGGAGCCGCACCGGGGGCAGGGGTGTGATTTTGCTCGTCATGGCACTACTCCTCTACTCACGCTCTCGCGAATCCGTCTCACGCCGCCGCCAGGCCAGCGGCCATCAGTTCGAGGCGAATGCGTTTGAGGCGGCGATACAGGCTGCTGCGGGGTGCCCTTCCCCTCGCGGCCAGGCGATCGGCGGTCGCGTGGTAAAGCTCGGCGCAAAGCCGGAGATCGTCGTTGTCGAGGGCGCCGAGGGCGCTTACGAGGTCGAGGCGGCGTTCGATGCGCGCAAACGCGTCCGTGTTCTGACAAAAAAATGCCGCGAGTCCCTGCTCCTCGGGTATGAGTTCAACGCGCGCGAAGCCAGCTACGGATTCGTCGAGCGAAACGGGCTCACCGCCAAGCAACAACCGCTCGCGCCAAATGCTCTTGGCGAGCCGTGCCGCCTTGTGGGTCAGGATTTTGCCGGCGAACGCGCCAAGCGTGCCACGCCGAGTGTCATAGGCCGGCAGGCGTTCGAGGAGGTCCAGGAGAAGGTCCTGCCGCACATCCTCGAGCTGATGCCGAGGGAGGCGCATGCGCCGGACGAGGCGCCACGCAGCGCAGTGCGCCTCGGACAGCAATAGCTGCAGGTCGGGTCGAGAAAGCTGAAGGGCCATCGGTCGAAGCCGTGATCATCGTTTGCGATGACCTCAGCCTGCCGAATTCGCCGCCTCGTTTGGTGGGGTTAGCGTGGGGAAAGTGTGGGTGGAACGTGGGAACGTGCCGACGTCAATCGCGGAGATCGATCTCTGATGGGGTAAGCGTCAATCGCCAACCCCGATTTCGGTGGTTCTCGATCAGCCCGCGGACAGATTCTGGGTCGGAAGCACCGGCCGCGAGCGCGTCCCGCAGCTCCCGAACCACATCCCGCGCCGGCCGGCTCAACTTGTGGACCAGCGTGCCCCAAATCCGCCCCTCGACGTCGCCGGAAGACGCGAAGGGATCGTCGGTCAATGCCCGTTCGGCTAGCAGCGTGAGCAGCTCGAACGACTGCGGGGAGAGCGGTCGCGCAACTCCGTCGAGGTTTACCTGTTGAGCAGATTGTCGGATGACGAGACGCGGATTGGCAGTCGGCGCCAGCGCGAGTCTGGAATGTTCGAGCGCGAATGGCATGTCGCCGTTGCTGCCAACTGACTGCCCGAGATGAATCAAATCGACGCCAGCCTCCTCGAGACCCCGACGTTCCGCTGAAGGCAAAGCGGGAGCGGCCAAGATCATCGGCCCATCGCGCGCCGTTAGCCGGAGGACCGGGATGATGCCGGACTGCACCGCCCGCGACGTCGATGGCGCCACGAATACCGCGCGCCCCGCCGACGTGTTCCCGAGGTGCCATACGCCCTTGATGACTTCGCAAGGGTCCGAACCGAAACCGGATGCGGAAGCGATCTCACGCATCAGTGCTGAGGTTTGGATTCGGAAACTTCGCAGATCGTCGTCGTCGAGCACGGCGTCCGAATTCGCGTCGAACGGGCACGCGGCCACGATACGCCCGTCCATGCGCTGGATTGGGCGCTCGTCAGTTCCGCATTCGCATCCATCGCACGGCGGCCAACTCGTCGCCGGCGCCTCTTCCACGATCACGCCTCGGGCCAGCAACCGGTCAAACGCGCCACCGAAGTGAGGCTTTGCGGCGCGACCCCACAGCATTGCGGGGTCGCCACCTTCACTCTGCTGCAAGAGCAGTCTGACCAGGCCCGCGCTCATGACACAGTCCGTTGCGCCGCAGAAGCTGCATGATCTGCGCCTCAAAGCGGTGGCGTTTGAACATGGCGGTTCCGGGCGGCTTGATCTTCACCGTTACGCGCACTGGCTTCGCTTCCCCGACATCGAAATGGATGCGGATCGTCATGTGGCCGATGCGGTATGCATTAGGGCGGAACACGATCCCGGGCGCGATTTCGCCCATACGATCGAGCGCATTGTCACGATGGTCGCGAGCAATGAACGCTTCGTAGGCTCGAGTTTCACCAGTGCGCGGCTCCATTGCGATGCGATCGGCTTGGACTTCGACGATCTGGACGCGTCGAATGGCGGGATCGAAGGCATGGGTGAACTTGAATCCGAAACCAGCACGCTCGATCGGGTCCAGCGTATAGAGGGTCTGGCTGTCCGGCGCGGCAAAGAACCTGGGCTGGCCCAGCATGGTCCGCGCGAAGATCTCCGCGATATCGCCGCGGCGAGCCCTCGCCACGCCGCCCACCTTGAGCCGCCCGGTCACCGCTGAATAAGCCAACACAGCGTGCTCCGCCGCGCGGAAGCTGATCACGCGCTCGGTGTCGTCCTGCACGATAGGTGTCGTCGTAACCGGCGCACCGTGGGTGACGACGATGTTCACCTCGTCGGCATCGTCGTACCAGCCAATCCGGCAATAGCGGCCGCGCATGTCGGCCTCGAACAGGCTTCTTGCATCACGTTCGAATGCGGCCTTGGTCTCGTCATCGAGGCGCGCCTCGATCCCTTCGGCCGTGCCGGCGAACTCGGCGAGCGACACCCGGGCCTCCAATGCCAGCATGTCGGAGGCAGCGTCGAAGATCACGGGATGATCGAGAAAGGCACGGAGTGCCACATGCTTCGGATCGTGGTGGACCTCTTCTCCCTCATGCGTCGCCGGCGCCAAACTCAACTTCAGACGTGCCGCCTGCTCCTCAAGCAGTCTCAGACCGTTGGAATTGCCGAGTTCGGCAATGCGATGAAGGTCGGCAATCAACCCTTCGGAGTAATTCTCCTCGGGACCCGCGAAGAAATTGAGCAGCGCCTCGCGTGCCGCTTCGGGCTCGCCGTCCAATATCGCTAAATCGAAACCTTTGAAACCGGAGTTGTGACGCTCGAAAAGAAGTTTCAGGAGGCTGAGGTCGACGGTCTTCGTGAATTTCGGATTCACGAATTTCTTGAGGTTCTTGGCCATTGGGTTCGAGTGCTCGCTGTGGTTATGTTCCTATTTCGTGCTAGCGCAAGCGCGAGTGGGAGTCGAATCGAATTTTTCCCCATGAGACGGATTGTGGATTGCGTGAGTAGAGGACTGGGACAGCTGCCGAAGCCACGGTCCCCAGTGCAGTTACCTAATCCTCTCCATCCCGATCGCATGTCGGCCCCTGAGCGGCTCGACGAAATAGCCGACATTCTGGCCGCGGCGCTCATGCGTGTCCGCGCCCGGAAGTCCAGTTCTATATCTGCCGACTGCGGAGAAAGTTGCGTCGACTTACCCGCCGCCCAGAGCGTGCATGCGACCGTCTCCAAACGGAGCGGTAAATGACGCGAAGACAGGAACTGATTAACGACACGGCGCGGGCGAGGAACGGTGGCGAAACCACTGCAGTCGGCGCCGATGCCAAGGAGCGCAGCGTCCTGGCGCAGATCGCCAGCCTCAAGCTGCTGGCCACACCGGTCCTGAAGGCGCGCTGGCGCGAGCTCTTTGGCAATGAGCCGCCGGCCTACAACCGCCGCTTCCTGGAAAGTCGCCTCGCCTATCGCATCCAGGAGCTGGCCTATGGCGGCCTGAAGCCCGAGACCATTGAGCGGCTCGAGGCGCTCGGCGAGCAGCTCGACGGCGGCAATCCGATCGTCCGCCGCACGCGCACAGACATGAAGCCGATTGCCGGCACGCGGCTCATCCGCGAATGGAAGGGCGTCGAGCACTGCGTCACGGTGCTCGATGACGGCTACGAGTATCAGGGCCGTCCGTTCAAGTCGCTGTCGGCGATCGCCCGCGCCATCACCGGTACCCGTTGGAATGGCCTCCTATTTTTTGGCCTGAAGAATCAGCGGGGCGCGCAGTGAAGAAGGACGTCCGCAAACTGCGTTGCGCGGTCTACACGCGCAAATCGACCGACGAAGGACTGGACATGGAGTTCAACAGCCTCGATGCGCAGCGCGAGGCGTGCGAGGCCTATATCGCCAGCCAAAAGCCCGAGGGCTGGGTCCTGGTGCCGGACCGTTACGACGATGGCGGATTTTCGGGCGGCACGCTGGAGCGACCGGCGCTGAAGCGACTGCTAATCGATATCGAAGCGGGCCGCGTCGACGTGATCGTTGTCTACAAGATCGACCGGCTCAGCCGATCGCTGATGGATTTTGCGAAGCTGGTCGAAGTCTTCGATCGGCGCAACGTCACCTTCGTGAGTGTGACGCAGTCGTTCAACACGACCACCTCGATGGGGCGGCTCACGCTCAACGTGTTGCTCTCATTCGCCCAGTTCGAGCGCGAGGT